CAGCATTTCCGGGGACAGGCACTTGAAAAATAATTGGATAGGCAGTACCACCAGAAGGCGCAGAACCTTGTGCCACAGCACCATTGGTGTAGATGGAAACGGTAGCATTAGCAGTAGCGCTAGTTACGTTTGTAGCCACCACGTTGTCAATTTTGTTGACTACACCAGACGCAGCAGCGTTAGTAAGTAAAACTACCGCAGTTGTCCCGCTAGGCGTGTAGTAAGTCGTATTACCTGTGATGGAGCTTGCGTTGATTAGGTTTGGGTTTGCCATAATTAATATCCAAAAACAAGCGACATAACAATCGCTCGGTTAAAAGGCACTGCTCTTGCTGCTGGGTAAGTTACAAACACATTCTTTGTGCCTGCGGAAAAGGTTACCAAAGACCCAGAGTTGCTGGAAGAAATTACAGTTGTACGGGATAGGGTTGTGCCAGACGCTGTGTACGTACCAATGCCAACCTCCCACTCTGACCCGCCTGCAATGGTGTAGTAAGTAGAGTTGCCGTCACCAACGGCGGCAAAAGTCTGAAACCCCGATACGGCTCCGGCAAGCGTAACAGTGCCTGTACCAGTTGTAGTGGTAGTTTCTTGTACCCGATCAGCTAAGACAAGTGCCATTTACACCTCTACGTTGCGTTGTCAATTAAGACCCAGCCAGCGGTCTGACTGTCTGCAATTGTAGACCAGCCGGGAGTCTGCGTGTTATTAATTGCTATCCAGTTTGCATTTTCGCTATCATCAATTAGCTGCCAATAAACAGGAATCACAGTCCCAACAGAACCCGCCGCAGAAACACCAGTCAATGCAATTGTCCTGTTGCCTACACCTACGCTGCCAACGGAGGCTGCGGCTGCTGTCCCAGTTAGGTTAAAACTAAATTCAAACTGGACGGAGCCTACACTACCACTTGCACTAGCTGAACGAAGCGGTACAGATAAGAAACCAATTTGACCCGCTGCCTGAACGCCTGACAATGCAACTTGTACACTTGGGGTTACAGTTCCTACTGTTCCAGTTGCAGCAGCCCCGGTGAGCGCCTTTGCTTGCTCCTGTGCAACAGTTCCAACATTCCCGCTTGCGGCTACCCCGCTTACAGCCACAGTACGACTAGATGTTAATGTACCTACAAAACCTGTAGCAGCATCGCCCGTATCCGCATCCGTATTGCTAGGGATTAGTGTCCCGACAGTGCCAGAGGCAGAAACGCCGGTTATGCCAACGCTAATGCCTTTATCGGAAACCGTGCCTGCTGAACCTGCCGCAGAAACGCCAGTTATGGAATTAGTGTGACTTAATGTAAACGCGCCAAGTAAACCGCTTGCAGTAGTTCCTGTGAGTGCAACTGTCCGGCTGTCAGTAAGAGTCCCTACCGCCCCAGCCGCAGCAACTCCTGTCAATCCAAGAGATAAATTTACCTCAACAGTCCCTACACTGCCTGCGGCTTCATTACCACTTACGCTAAGCGTCTCCGATGGGGCTAGCGTCCCAACTGCGCCAGAGGCATTTACGCCAGTTAGGGCAACAGTAACATCGACTGGCCCACCCCACGCGTTACTTCCCCATGTGGAATAGCCCCATGTTCCAGAAGTTGGAACTACAGTAGTGTCGCCAGTAGCACCAAAAGGCGTTCCAGCAAATGGGGTTATACCAAACATGGTCTACACGGCATTTAGCCGTACCCCGCTATTAGGTTGTTGCCAAGCGAAGCAGGGCAGTAGTCGTGGTATTGGAAGGCATAGTCAGTGTGAATGTTCCTGCCGTAATGGTCTGAGAACCAAAGGTGTGGACACTGATTGCCTTATTACTTTGTGTTGAGTTGTACAACAACACGCAATCAAACGCCGTAGATAACGTCACCGTTGTATATACAAAGGATGCGGAGGGAGTAAAGAACCCAACACCCGCCGTTGCAGATGCATTTGTAGATGTTGGAGCAGTAGCATTCGTTACCGTTATACCGCCAGCCGTGTAGTTTGTACCAGTCACTTCACCAGTAGTAGAGTACACAGTAGTGGCAGCATTAATCGTAGCAGAAGCCAAATACAAAGCTGCTTTTAGTGTATCCGTAGTAGGTGAAGTCAAGCTGCCACGAGAAACGATAGTAGAAGCGCCAAGCTGGTGCTGGGCCAACATCAGTTCACCAAGGAACGAAGTAACCATTGATTGTGTGTTCGCCATAATATTTCCTTAAAAAGATGCTGCCGCGCCACCAGCAAAGGTAGGCATTTTTTTCAACGTAACATGCGCTGATCTGTGAACCAACTCGCCATCCAGCCAATACTCAACCCACGTTGTCAGTTCGTTTTCATTGTCAACTGTGCCTTCCCGCTTTTCAAGCAAGGAATCGTCCATCTCGCCCTTGGTGGTAGTAACGATCAATTTGAACTCCTGATAAGCGCAGTTGTAGAGGTGTTTGCAGGCATAGTGATTGTAAACGTGGTGGTAGATGTTTTGTCAGATCCAAAGTCCAGAACTGCCACAGATTTGTTACCCTTGGATGCGTTGTAAATCAAAGCACACCGGGCGGTCAGAGCCGCCGTCCAAACCACGTTAGCCCAGTTTGCATAGGCTGTATAACCAGATGAACTAACAGCTACCCCAGTCATAACCTGTCCACCGGCTGTATAGCCTGTACCAGAGACTTCATTGGTAGCGCTGTAGACCGTAGTGTCTGCGTTTAAATCAGCATTACCCGTGTACAAGGCAACCTTAATCGTGTCCGTGGACAGGTCGTGGATGGCTTGGTAAAGCTGTACCTTAAAGCTGGTAGTCTGAGTTTGGACGATGCTCATGTAACCGCCTGCCTAAATTGACCACTACGGTATGCGTCTTGACGCTCCATACCATCACCCAAGCGTTTAGCTAGTCCAAGGGCTTCCTTATACTTCCCATCGTACAGCGCAATTAAATCTTGCTCACCCTTCATAAAGGTGTATGCCTCTACCAAAGAACCATACAGCAGTACAGTGTCAAAGTTATCACCAAGCCATGTCGTAGTGGCAGTGGTAATAGACTCAGGATAGTAGTAATAATGAAGCTCTGCGGAGTATGTTGTATCTGGAGTGGGGCCAAGAATAAAACTTAACTCATTGGAAATGGTAGAACTTGCTACCGTTGGGCCAAACAAGGCATAGTACTTTGGAGTTCCTGTGCTTGTTGGGCTAGGGTAAGCTTCCCGAATAAAGTTAACGTCTTTATTGAGTAGGAATATATAGTCCCCACCACCATAAGGAAATACCGCTAATGAATAAGGAGCAAGAAAATCATTGGGGCAAGACAAGTACTTGTTACTAGAAGTAATGGTTCCAGTCACGTTTTTGCGCAGAGAAGGGAACTGAACCGAATTGTAAATACGCTGCTCGGCCTGTTGGATAAACTGGTTAATCTGAGTCGTAGACGATACAGTAGACGAGTCCGCAAGGGTAATCGTCGGAAAGTTATTTTCCGTATATGTCTGTATCGCGGACGAAAGCTCAGAGTAGTTCATGCCATTGGGCCTCTTGACATCACGCCTTTGGTAGCGCAGCCGGTTCCACGCATTTTGATGCCAGTTGTTTTGATAGGCTCATTTCCAGCAGACTTGCTGATATTGCCTACGGTTACATCATAGGTGTCTGCTTTGCTGCGATTAGGAGGAAAGCCGGGGTTTGTACCAAACTCTTGTGGAGCCTTGGTCATTTTCTTTCCATCCATCGTATGCGGTTGTGCATAGACGGCAGCAGAGCCAATTTCTTTGCCGCCTTTTTTCATACTGTATGCCATGATTTACCCCGTCTTTTGGTTAGCTGCACGAGACATATTGCGACCCATATTCATACGGTCTTCACCGGTAGGGCCACCTTTTTTAAGCTTCAAGGTTGTACCTTTGCCGCCTTTATGTTCTTGAGCGTCATGTTGTTTAAACGCCTTCTTGATCATGGCCTTGTCTTGCGCCATATCGCTCTTCATGTTTTCTTTAGCCATCATTTACTCCTATGAAACCGTTACTGTGCCAACACTTGTGGTTCCAACCAAGTAATTGGGCGTTAAAACTGCATCAAAAAAACTTGATCCACCTACAGGATTCCAGCCCCACTGAATATCCCTTGAGCCTCCCGTGAGGTTACCTGAACTATTGACCCCTGCCGTTACATATGTGCTGTCGTTGCGAGGATTACGCACAGCCTGCGGATCATCAACTGGATACATGCCAAGTTGTAACTGAGGCTGGTCAGGATCCCAGCAAGAACTACATACAAGCAAATTGTACGTCTTTGTCTTGATAACTTCCTTGCGAAGCTCGGTTAATTTAAACCTAGCCCCACACCTATCGCACATGGCAATACTATTTTTGCCAGATGCAAACCTATTACTCACGTTCCGCTTCCAATAAATGCTTGGCGAGGCACAAACCTTACTGCTGCTTTCTCCCGGTCTTCTTCTGCGGCTAGTTGCCAAGCCTCGTCGTACTGAGCCTTCAGTATGTCTAGTCGTTGCGCACCATTGGGAACTTTAAGTGCCAAGTAGTAGGACAGGCCCGCCACCATGCACGGCAAAAAACGAAATGGTACGTCCATAGTGTTTACACCACCACCAGCATCATTAACACGGCGCAAGCGCCAATAAATAAACTGATATGTCTGCGAATTATCAGGAGTGGGCCATACCGTGATAGCTGGCAAGTTTTGTACGTACACGCCATCTCCCGCAGTGTGGGCCGCAGCAGTTGTGTTGTTCTGTCCTCGGACGCAGTTACTTAGGGTATTCCCTGATATGTAACCGTAACCAATGGTCTCTGAACCAATTAAGATAAAACCGGTAGAGGGCAAACTTGCGGCAGAAGTTACCGCAATCGTCGTGGCGGTGGAGGTAATTGTTGCACTGATTGTTGTTCCCACCGACGAGGTCTGTCCATCCAAACGCTGAATCCAAACTTGAATAGGTCTAGCTTGTTGCAGCTTGTTAGGGATTGTGGCGTAGGTAGAAACACTAATGCGAGTGATGGTTAAGTCAGCTTGGGTAGAAGCGCTGTTAGCACCTGTGCGTATTACATGCTCAAGCAAATCCACTGTATCAGTTGGTAGTGGATAAGTGTTCTGGCCCGGAACCAAATTAATAGTTCCTTGGTCAAACGTCCACATGTTTACACCACGATTTGCCCAATCAGCAAATAGCAAATTCAATGACCTACGAGCAGTGCGCATGTCATATCCTGAGCGCAATTCAGAACCTGCCCGTTCAAACGCCTCCTCTACAATTTCCGTGAGGTCAAGGTTGAAAGTAGCAATTCC